CACTTTCTTAATTAATACGTTTATAATTGATTAGATTTACCCATCAATTAGTAACCAAACTAAGACCTCATAGAGAATTTTACAGAGTATACGACAAAAACAAGGCAGGCGTCACGCAAAGCGGATAGCACTCATTCACCTAATTTCTGTTAGCTCTGGCCCTTTTGGGAGCATCAATACTGCGTCCAAGCTCAATTGCTAACCAACCAATAAACCACACAACCAGCGAATACACGTTCCTGCGTTTGCTTGCTACTCCTAATGCAAGGAAAACCTCATCTTTTTACAGACTACATAATCCAAGGCTCGGGCTTACAATCAACAAACCGTTATACGTTACTCACACACACAATATTAACCCCTCGATGCTAAAAACACCAAAGTAAAGGGGACGGGTAGACTGCAACTATCGCAGTCGCCACCCCATCATTATTTCGATCCGCGCAGCCATGAAGTAACACCAGATGTGGTACTCGATGACGACGAGGACGAGCTTCCCAACTCTTTTTGAGGAAAATGAACATGACGCTTCACTTCCTTGAGCTCAGACACAGTCTCTGATTCATCGTCGATTGCCGTCGACTTTAAACCATCCTTGTACTTATACTCCAATCCAACACAAGCGTAATCAGTATAATCACGCAAAGTGGTGGGGGAAATTCCACCTTGAAGTTGTGCCATTAACGCGGCAAAACGATTTTCAAGGACCTCAATTCGGCTATTATCAGCCAAACGAGGAATTAATTCTTTCAACATTAACCCCGTTGAAATACCCACAAGAAAAATATCACAAGTCGCAGCCGTCATACTAGTATTACCACCAATGCCAACATAGTTAGCAGAAGTAGTACCAGCACCAATAACAGTTGCAACACGAATATCCCAAGAGGCACTTGATTGAAAACCAGAATTATTACCCCCAGTATCATCTTGAAAGATGTTCTGAGAATAACTAATATTCGAACCAGGCACAAAACTAGGAATAGCTGCAATATTGGCACCCATCCAAGAAGAAACTTGGAGAAAGTTACCTACAATTGGAATTGTAAAATGTTGAGTATCCGAAAAAGTTATCGGAATCGTGCTACCAACAGCCAAACTTCCACCAGTAGTGCCCAAAGGATGAGCACCCGTGGCAGAAGCTTTTGGAAGCTCAGTAATATGAGCCTGTAAAGCAGCCTGATTAATAGGAGTTTGTTGTTTTCGACGAATCATCGTCCAACTATGTTCAACCCACAACTCACCAGCAGGCGAGGAAGCTTGACATTTGTTTTCCATTATCTGAAAATTACCCATGTCATAAAACTTACCCGGTTGCCCACTAGGAGCTTCTTGGTTGCCCGACGAATAAACAAAATACTGATTCAATGCAAGCGCATCACCCTTAGAGCGATTGCGACCACGATTTCTGTGCGCGACTTCAACATCGTGACAAAAATGACCAGAAAATGGAGGACCAGAAACACAGCCCTCATAATTTTCCATCTGACTCACATTTGAGAAATTAGAGTCATCAGGATCCATATTCGTTGCATAAGCTAAAATACCTGCGGTGACATTACTGCCAGACGCTGTGTACTCTTCACCACGATACCAGAATCGAAGCAAATGGCAAACATACTCTTCATAAGTAGCTGCAATTTGCCCAAAAACCGGAAAGAGAACAGTGTTACCCGGATTAAGGTAAAACTGTGCAATAATGTTATTAGCATTACCAACAGTGACCAAATCAGCCACTTTCTCAAACCTTGGTTTGAAGAAATCAGACACGGAATTAGTGTTTTTCCACACCATCCCAGTATTCAACCCATCAGACACGGATGATTGGGCACGCGCCGCCCCCTTAGAGCGTGGCGCGTTACCTTTCATACGACGATTCGATTTCTTATTCTTTCTGCGATTTTTATTTGGCGCTCGCTTAGCACCACCAGACGACTTTTGTTGAGCCGGGCGTTTGGACCCTGCTTTCGCTGCTTTCGCGCGAAGTTTTTGACTTTTTGTTTTTGTCATTTCTATTTTATGGGGTGTCTAGATCTTGAAACTCTACCCATGAAACAATATCCTCGATGCTACCAATAGCAGTCGTGAATACCGACGGATCGTCAGAACCTGACTCTTCCATCAAATACAACTGTTTAATTTGTGTGTCTGTCTTATATACAGAATACACGTCATTAAAAGAAAACACATCCTTAGGATCTTTTGGATCTTGAGCTAAGTGTAATTCCCCCCACTTTTCGCGGAGTAACCAACCAATATAGTCGGAAATTAACTGACGTGAACGATCACACCAAAAAGATTCAATACGCAACGCGCAAGCCCGTAACAAGGACCAGCGAGGATTCATTGGACTAGGATTATGAAAAGCTAAACTACACATAACCTTCTCGTATTCGGGATAAGGAACCCAGCAATCAGCAATCTTACGAAAGCCACTACTGAGAAACCAACAATCTTCCAATTTACGAGATTCCCAACAAGGAGATTTAGTAGTGACACCAATACCTGACCATATTCTGGCCACAGATTTGGCATTAAACCACCCAACAACTTCATTGGAACAAGTCCACGTGTTATCATCACCATTAAGAGCTGCTTCAACATGTGAAACGAACATTTCGTAAGTCTCATACTGAGGCAAATTGTTTTCACGACAAAGTCTAATCCAAGCGTAAGCAAGGAGTCTAAATAAACCAATGGTATTATCACCAATGGTATTAAATGATCCCGAAGGACCTCCAGTGTCTTTCATAACAACATCACCATCTTGAGTGACAATTAACGATTCAACGATTTCACGATATAAATTATCAATTCGATTATTATTTTGTGGCGTCCGAAACTGAGGTTTCAGTTGCCTTTTCCGAAATTCAGCACAACCATACATACACTCGCGAAAGAGAGACGAATCATATTCTGATTCATCAAGTTCGAATGCATTAGGATGTATGCTTAATCTCTTATACAATTTATTCCATCCCCTTCGAAATTTTGTACCACCAACGTACGACCAATGACGATGAACAGTACCATACATAGCTTCATTCATATTACCAAACAACTGTTGACAAGCAACAACATGTTCAGTTGGGGAACCCACAAAGGTTCGAAGCTTATTGAGAATTATCTTCTCAAAAGGCCTCAATTCCTCTTTCACATTATTTGTCCAGAAAACAGGTCGGCAACTTGCGTCACCAAGATCATTCCAATACTTTAAACAATGCGATTTTATTAGGATTCCTTCCTGAAACTCGAATAGTTCTTTCTTTGTTTTAAACCAATGTGTCCAAGGATAACCAGGACTTGCACGTTTTTCAACGTCAGCAACAATTTCTTGCCACATTTCATCAGTTTCATCATCACATTCCGTTACATCAGGATCAGTCACATCACTATTACTCATAAGAATAAAATGACGCTCAGCCCAATCCATGGTTTTAGCCCAAATCTCCGCATCCAATAAATCAGGTTGCGGTTTGTCATATTTAAGCAATGACAAATACCCTGCGGTATTATTTGGCTTAGCCAATTGATACTCATTCCAAATTCGTTTTGGTGTTTTATTAAAATACATTACGCAGAACGCAGCAAAATAGCGGTCATCACAATCGTGCACACGCCCATCCGGACAAAACCGTTTCAAACGACCAAGATTGGTCAAATGATTACAATTAGCCAGAAAGGTTTGCGCATTTTTGGATGGCCCCTCAAAAGTTAAACTAAGTTGTCCAAGAGTTAACGGACTCCGATGCAAAGAATTTGCATAAGGGTACGCCAACTGAATGATTTTGGAAACTTCTTGAGTTAAAATTCGTTTTGAGGGGCTTATTAAAAATCCGACTTCTCTCCCTTAAGGATCTCAGCCGAAAATTCAACAAATCCGTTTTCAGTGTCTCCACCGGCATTATGAATACCAGTACAAACACCTTCCGCGTTTACCAATGGTGAACCACAATCTCCTCGCACTGAGGGACAAGTATGTTCATCCTTTCCTACGTATTTTCCGTCCGAAATATAACATTCCGGAAGCCGAGTTAACAAATACAAGTCACTTCGAGCTTTATTCACGGTACAACGAAGTTGTGGTACATCTTTACACGCATTGGGTATTTCAAAAGAAATTAAAATACCATCCTGTTGGGTTTGTTCAACCTTATAGAATAGTTTATCCCCATCACGCACTTTGATGATCACATTTTCTCCATTGTGTTTAATAACAAGATTACTCTCATCAGTAACACCATCATGATCAATTGTCCAAATGCGATTTCTCGCAAAAGTACAATGGAGCAGAGGACGCGTTCCAGTGTGTTCATACAACACAAAGACACTTTTGTGTCCCTTATGCTCAGCAGGTAATTTCTTACGAGCAAGCAAACTTTCTTTGTATGATTTCTTTTCTGGTTTCTTTTCCACAGATTTTTCCAACACTTTCTTCTCTTCTTCAACCTTAACGGTAGAGGCCTCTATTTTTGAGACTGGCGCAACTGCGCCATGAGAATATGGACAAGCAATCTTTGCAGATTTATGTGGACATTCAGAACCAAATTTACACTTTCGACCCGCACAAAATTTGCGGATTTCCTCAACTGTATACCCTTCATGGGCGAATTGACAGTTTTTCTTTGTACATGAACCACCAAAATAATGGAACAAACACCAAGGCGTTTTCTTCTTTTTCGCTTCGATGTCTGCTTCCTTTTTCTTGGATTTTACTTCAGTGTAGCCACAATCTGTCACTTCACAAGGACAGTACGTACATTCGTACGGAGCTTCACACTGACAAACCGGATGACCACACGGTCGTTTCCGATCTTTTTCTGGATTGCATCCAGACCAATGAGTACAATTGTGACCACCACAGTTAGTATTGCAAACACTCCACGGAGAAGTTGTCACAGTACCAGCCTTCAAAGCAGGACACTTATCGGTATGACAACAGCCAGTACCTTTCTTGGGTTCCTCTGCAGATGCAGAAGGACCAAATATTTTACTCAATAAGCCTTCAGATTTCTTTTCTTCAGGAACAACATTAGGAACATCAAGATTAGTTCTACTATCAAAACTAAAATCTTTTGTCTCATAATTATTCTGTTTCAAATACAACGTAAAAGCAGGAATACCAAAAACATAAAATGTCTCAGTTTTCTCATTACACCAAAAACCATTAGAAGTGTCCGCACTAAATGCAGACTTAGCTAACAAAGACTCCTTCTTTTTCCCCATTTTAAAACGAGTACTAACAGGTTTAATGTCATAAGATCCCTTACCTTTAATATTAAGTTTGAATTTCTTACCAGAATTTTTAGATAGGTACTCATCAACCGCAGCCATAGCAGCTGCTGATTTCTTTCCCGTTATACTAATCTTCTCATTGGTGGATTGATCAACAATCTCCAGAACATCATTATCACGAATCTTTTCAAATCCTTGACAATACATGGTTTTCCAGAAACGATTTTTCTTTCCTTTTGATTTGCTTTTTCCTTTCTTAGATTTACCACCTTCCTTAGCCTTAATCTTTTTAGGATCAGAGGGCCAGTACTGATAAGCTACTAACAGAAAAACAACAACCAATGCCAAAACCACACAATGATTGTATGATTCATGAGCAAGAGCCTCATTCACAATTTGTTGAGTCGCGACACCAGCCGCTTTACTCTTTTCTTCTAATTTCTTCCACATAGACGTTAACGCACCAGCTGCATGAATTGGACAAGCCACTTCTTTATTTTCGAAGGTGCATGGAACAGGTTCAGCTATAGGCATATTAGCCACCGCTGTAAATCGAGCCTGTTCTTCAACTTCTTTAGGAATTTGTTTGAAACGATCACGCAATGCCGTCATAAAGCCTTCCGGCACTTTAACAGCCTTCGCACGACAATCGGATTCTGTGCAACTTGAACTCGACGATCCCGTCGGAGAACAAGAACAATTGGGGACTTTGATGTTTACATTAGATAAACGACGAGCTAAACACTCATCACAAGAGGCAAGACCACATGAACAAGCAGACTTTCCCCCTGACACAAATTTAATGCCCGTTGGTGAAGGATGAGGAGTTGGTCCAGCTTGAGAGCCGTAACCAAGACCAGGTCGATCACTTTCAGGCACCTTTTCAGGTGTCTTTACCATATGTTCTGGAGAACCAGCAAAAAGTTCGGCAG